GCCTCTTGCAGTATATTAAACGTCCTATCAATCAGCGGGTCAAGTAGTTCAGTATGCAACCGCTCAAGCACCGGACCCAACATCAGCAATTTCTCTTCATGCTTCTCAGCCACCTCACGTGCGGTTATCTGGCGCCGGTCAGTGTTGGCCAGCATCAAAAACAGATCTTCATAGAATGCACGCTGAATGCGATTCTCAGAATTGGCAATCACACTGTCGATGGCACCGATGTCAGGTCGATAGTTGGCGTAAATACTGGTCAACCCTTGACTGTTGGCGTCGGTCCACACTATATCGTTTGGCCCCAGCGTACCGTTTTGCATCTTGTTCTTCAGGGTTGATGGTCCCTGCAATGGGGGTGACACCAGTTTATCAATCGCTTGATATCGACGCTTCTCAGCCAGCTGCAATGCTTTCGTATCACCCAGTGCAGTGATGCCTGGGCAATCGGTGGCATAGATATCTTCACCGGTGACATCCCAGCGCGGCGCCAGTATGGGGAATTCATTGAACCCTGATTCACGCAGATACTTGTTGTCACCGCTACCGGTGCCTTTTTTCCATTCGTAATACACAGAGCGAGTGGCTTTATCTTTAGCCAACGGGCTGATGTTGTCACGGTTGTCATTAGGCTCAACAACATGGACTATCTTCACCCATGATTCAGTGTTGCCCTTATCCCACATCTGCTTCACAGAATTGCTGCAGTTGTCATAGGCAAATTGTTTCACACACTGCGCAACCGATATCTCATACTCACGGTACAGCGTATCAACTTCATTCTTGCCATTGGCAGCCAGGCAGTAGCTACCGACCGTGTAAGGCTTGCACCAGATGACATTGTCAAAATCTCTGAACACCCCCATGGCGCCGGTACCGAACACACCCAGCTCAGCATAGAGAACGTGCAGAGAATTGTATGTGTTGGATGACGAGAAAACACGATACATGATCAGCTCAACCTGATGCAGCCAGTCTTTAACCGCTGACACTTCAGCCAGCTCAGGGTCACCGGCGCCCAGTCTGAACCAGGGGCGTGCAGGCGATGTGATGCCTGCCATCATGCCTGACGCCAATGTGCGCGACGACAATCGACTGGTGTTGTTGATCTGCTTGGTGTTGCGCTTGTTGCCCTTGTTCCTGTTGGATGTCAGGAACCGACCACGATGCGACAGGTGATAATCAGACAGCTCTTGCCACAGCGGGTAGAATGATGACCGTTCTGACTTCATGTTCATTAAAATTCTTCTTCCCATGATAACGTGGCGCCCATGTCAGCAGCTGGGTTGCCGAGCACGCGCATAGCCACAGTCACAGAGTTACCGGATTGAATAACGTCGTTAAAGATACCCAGTGCTATTTCCACATCTGATGCAAATACCTTAGCTGCCAATATGTCACCGCTTAATATTTCATTGGGTGTTGTGTCTATTTCAACTATTGATTCATTTTCATTCTTGTATGTGAAGTTTGTTTCACCGTCGAAGGTAGCGTCGCAGAGTATTTCTATTTCTGCACCTCTTACGCCTTCATTAAACGCACTAGCCAGTAGCGGTATAAGCCGACCCAGGTTAACTTTCGTCCCGAATACCTGACGGTTACGGATAGTAAGAATATTAGTCAATACAAGGCCGACACTTGGATTATCGTTTTCTGCTGACAGTGATGGCTTTCTCCGCTTCTTAATACCTTCAATGAATGCTGCACTATGACCGCCGTACGCCGTAAGAGGTGTAGTATTTCCAATATTACTGACTACCCATGCTAAACGGAAGGATGAATTACCGAATACGGGTACATCAAGTGTGTTGGGCAGACCTTGCTTGTGAACTAAGATATCCGTCCCCGTAGCATTGTCTTGAATGTAGTATTCAATATCACCGTTGTACCGTATGGTATAGTAATTGGTTTTTGCTGGGTCCAGATCGGACTTCGTATCTTCGCTCCATGCCGTCTGGGGTGTGAAATCCATGGCAGGTGTTATACCCGGCGCTATCTGGGTAAACGTCCCCGTAGCTGTTGAACTTGAGAACGTGAATGCTCCTGTCTCTGGGGCCGCAAAGACGGAACGCATAACCACGAGATCATCAACTTGAGAGAAGTTAAACACAGGTGCTTGTGCGTTCAGTGACACCGCGATCTCATGCGCATTGTGATTGACTGTTCCTGAGGTCAAGGGGACTGTGTATCCTGTGCCGTTGATGGTGACTGTTGCATTCTCACTACCACCTGCTGCACCCGTTACCTGAAGCTCATAGATAATGACAGCGCCCCCGTGGGTGTAGAAGGTACCGAACTCAATACCCTCGTAACCAAAGGTTACTCCATCGCTTGCTGTGGCTCCACCTGCTTGCTGTAGTGAATCCGCTAGGCCCGTACCGAATCTAGCTGAAAATCTAAGCAGTGAACCTTGACCATGCCGGGGGATAATTTGATCTTTGGAGAATATAGCCGCGATATCGGCTGAGCCCGTGCCGGATGTGGCAAAGAACTCACCGCCCACTGCACCTGTGGTACTTGTGCCTGTGACTATCTGGTTCACATCCCCAGTTGAATTATACTCAGCGCTGACCTGTATCTCAGGATCAAGCTGGGCAGTCAACAACTCCTTGTAGGCTGTCTTCTGCAATGCGTCAAGGTTCTTCAGCTCAGTGATTGTCAGTGATGACGTGGATGTCATTGCCAATGCCCACACGTTGGATTGTGTGAACGGCACGTGAAAGGGGTCGCTGTTACCGCCAAGCTCATGAAAGGCAACATTGTCGATAGAAGGTTTTACAGTGCTGAATGCAATGCGCACAGTGTCACGGTGTGCCTGCAGCACCATGGTGCCCAATGCACTGTTGACTCTTACATACTGAGTCGTATCCAGGTTGACTCTGCTGGTAGCCATTATGCGCCGAGTAATGTTTTAGTTTGAGTGGCACCGCTGTCAGTCACACCGCGTGAACCGGTGAGTATGGTGCTGGAACCACCTGCAGCTGCAGCGCGTCTGCGCCTATCTGCATCACTGACGCCACCACCGGCACCAGTAGGATCAGGTGCTGAAGGTGATGAACCGAGGCACATGGGCTTCTCCGATTTACATTAATCTAATTAAGTGCTGATCATAGCACAACGTCACATCGCATCAAGAGGGTCATAGTCATCACTGCCACTGCGTTGACCGGCGACATGATCCAGTGTCCCGCGCATCACTACACGTGGTGGTACCGGCTCAGCAAATGTCAGGTACAACTGATCAGCCCAATCAGGTGACACACCCAGTCGCTTCTTCATGTCGCGCTTCTTCTCAAGCACCAGCTGATCTTTGTCATTGTGGGTGTATTCACGTGTGGTCAGCTCAGTCTCAAGCTGCGGATCATCAGGGATAGCACCCCCATTGTGCAGCCACTCACGCAATCTGAAGCCCATCTCAGCTGTGCGATTGACAAAATGCTTCTCATCCGATGCTTTGCCACCGAAACAGCTGCACAAGCCTATCCAGGATGGGACCACCGATGCCAGTCTCATCCAGAAACGTCACATCAGGCTTGTGTCGATCAAGCACCGTGGTAATCATCGACACGACACGCATTGAGTCACGTGACTTCTCACCAGGTATCTTGTATGTCTTCTCACTCTTGGCATCTTTGCCGCGTCGAAACCCAATCATGCAATTGTCATCACCGCCCCGGGCAATGTCGATGCCGCAGATCAGCGGATCATCACCCATGTATCGACCGGGGCCGCGCTTCTACCGGGGCCGCGCTTCTGTGCAGCATAGACATCATCACTGGGGATGAACTGCATGTCACCAGCACGTGGAAAGCGACCCAACACACGCACACGAACAAAGTCACTGTCCTCACCGTAGTCATCAATCCATTCCTGAATTGTTTTCTTGTTTGTCATCTTTGCACTGCGGCTGTCAACCTGGCGAGTCATCCACCGGTTGCCTGCAGTGTGAAAGCACTTGTGAAACTTGGTGCCATTCTTAGTGGGGTTGCCGAAAGCAAAGAACATCGGCTCACCATCAGTCAGCCCACCTTCAGCCACATCCCAGATCACATCAGGTATGTTTGATGCTTCATCGAAAACGTAAAACGATGTTGAGTTGGCCGCGTGCTGGCCAGCGAATGATTCACTGTTGTTTTCCTGACACGTCTGAGCATCAACACGCCATGATTCAGGCCATACTTTGTGGTACAGCGACATTGACGCCTTGGAATTGTTGTATTCAAACCAGTGACCGACTAAGCAGCGTGATCGCCACTTGCCGACTTCAGCCCAGGTCTTAGTGCGCAGCTGGTCAGCGGTGTTCGCCGTCACTGTGCCCTTGGCA